ACTGCATCTTTAATACTATTGTAGTCGGAGTAGTTCGATCCGTCAAGGGTGTTGTTGTCGTCAAACACCTCACTGTAACCAGACCGTTCAATAATCTTGTTCTTAATTTCTAGTTGACGTTTTTCTCTTTGGATCCTGCGGAGAAATGCGTAATGAATAATTTGCGTAAAGTAAGCAAAAGGATTCTGGGATTTCTCAGGATTAAAATTATGTATGTACTGAACGCAATTTTCGATTCCATCAGAAATCATGTCCTCCTTGAACATGTAATTAACAAAGTTTGGTTTAAATGATAAATGATTTGCAATCTTTAAGAAGCACTCACCAATATAACGTGGAATCTATGGTTTTGTTTCTCCTCTAGTTTTTGCAAGTTCAACTTCTTCACGATACTTGATAAGAGCAGCTAAGAACTCCTTATTATTTACATAGTGTTCTGATCTCTTTTTTCTTGGCATTGTACCTACAGTAATACTCATTATATTTACCTTTACTATGTATGAATTTTAACATAGATCAAATCACTTGACAAGGTTCTAAAATATAGGTAGAATACCTTTGTTAGGGTTGAAGAGAGATAATAGCTATTAGCTATTTTTAAAGATATTCTCTAGTTTGTCTTTAGCATCTTTAACTGTTGAGATGTATCCCATCTCTTTGGTGAGAGTATTACTATTAGTTTTCTTTTCACCATTTACCAATGAATTTAATTTTCTACTATATTTTTGATGTAAAGATATCATTTCAATATTAGAGGATTCTACAATAGTAAGAACATTATCCATATTAATGATAATTAAATCTTCAGTAGTTGTTTTTAACCAAGGTTCAACTTTATATCCATAAGTTGATCTACTATTTACCTCAGAAAAAATAATTGGATTATTAACTAATAATAGAGTTCTTCCCTCTTCTTCTGATGGAGATACTTTTGCAAATATCTCTTCACCATTTTTTAATTTTATTGTTGCGTAAAAATCTTCTTCTATCATTTTTTTAATTGAACTGTTATTAAATCATAATTAAATTTTTCTTCATTGTATATTTTAATTCTTTCTATAAAATGATTTAAAGTATAATTTTTTCTTGTTTTAGTACTACAATCATCTGCAATATCATAAAGTATTGCTTTTGTTTTATCCTTTCCTTTTCTTAGTACTCTTCCAATCGATTGTAAATTTCTAACTCTTGATTTACTAGGTGAGGCAAAGATTACATTATGAAGATTTTTAATATTAATTCCTGTAGAGAACGTTCCATATGATGCTACAATAATTGCATTATTTTCTCTTTCAGTTATTTCACGTACAAGTTCTCTTTCTTCAGCATCAACTCCGCCATGGATAAAAAATACTTTTCTATCACCTTGCTTATTTGTATTTATTAAATTGTACAGTGGTTCACCATGTGTTGAAACCCGACTGTATAAAACTAAAGTATTTCCTTTTAAATCAAGAGTAAGATTTGATATGAACTTATTTCTTTGATCATGATTTATTAGATACTGAATTTCATCTTCATATGTTTCAAATTTTTGAGATGGGTGTCTAAGTATTAAACAGTTAATATCAAGTTTTGACAGATGACCTTGACGCATCAATTCTTCTGTTTTGGTAACTTTATATGATGGTCCAAATAGTCCTTCTAAAACCCATTTATGAGTTTGGGTTCCATCTAAAGTTCCTGTAAATCCAAAGCGATACTTTGCATGATGAAGTTTAGTCATAATATTAATTAATGACTTAGACTTGAATAAATGTGCTTCATCACCTATAATACACCCATAGTCCTCAAAGAAAGAACGTTCCAATCTATACACAGACTGCCAAGTAGTAATAGTTACTGGGGCATCGTTACTTTTTTCTCTACCAGAATAGATACGGTGACAGTAAGAATCTGCATCCCAACCATAGTCAAGAAAATCTTTATACATCTGCTCTACAAGAGATGTTGTTGGAACAACTAAAAGAATTTTTTCTCCCTTATCTACATAATATCTTACTAGAGAATAAATCATTAATGACTTTCCACTAGCAGTGGGACTTATCAATAACTTTCTATTGTGCTTTAATGCACCATATACTCCCTCAATTTGATACTTTCTGGGAGTATGAGCACAAATAGAATGCATGTAATCTTTTACACCACCATATGAGATGTGATCATTCTCTTCATATGGAGTGCCATAAAACTTATTATCTTCAAACTTATAAGTGTATCCATAGTTTTTGCAAAAGGATACAACCTTATCTAACAGACCAACATAGATTTGCTTGGAACGCATATCAAAGAGATGGATCTCTCCGTTCCAGTTTCTACCACGGTACTGTGGCATAAATTTTGCATTCGGAACCTCAAACTTAAAGTGGTCTCTAAGTTCATATTCAATATGAGGTTCAGTATTAATTTTAAGAAATACTTCGTTGGATTTTGATATAACAAGATTTACACTAGTGTCAATCACGTAGATCCATTCATCTACGAATATTTATTACATATTAGTAAACCTATGTTCAAGCATGATTCTGTAGAAATGATCTCGCATAGCAAGTAAATCTTCTTGCTCTACAGGATCTCCACCAGACCATTTCTCACACGCTTGCTTAAGACCTGTGTAGATAATACGAACTGCCTGAATCGGTAGTTCTAATTGATAGTAATCTTCTTCTTCCATTACCCTAGTCCTGCATTAAATCTCATAAACTCTATCGCGTTTTTGATTTGATACGTTCTATTGCTTATCTGTTTAAGTATACTCTCAATATAGACTAGCATTGTATCATAATAGTCTATTTTCAAACATACTGTAGACAATTTTTCGTCGGCGTCAAGGTACTTCTGCATCGTATCCTTGTCACGAATCTTTTTAGGAAACGGGTTCTCTATGTATACATCAGGGTCTGCTTTACCACTGAAGTATTCATAACGTTCGTGTCTAATATTCTTTCTTTGCTGTTCTGCTTTCTTCCTCATCAGGAAGATTGTATTGTACATTTCAAAGTACTTCGCATGGAGGGTGGGAATACCTGTAGACTCTGTATGAAGATTGTCCATGTCAATCTTAGAATCTTTTTCCCATGCCTCTTGAAGTTTATCAAGATCAATCATATAGGTTGGTTGTTCATATCAGTGATTGTATAGATAGCATACTTGAAACTAACGTCTGCTGTAAAGTACTCTTGATCCGATTGTGTGGCATCAAAAGTCATTGTAGACAGACTGTAAGGAAAAAGATTCCTAAAGAAAATTTGGAATTTAGGAACTAAATTACTTGACAGGATGCTAAGAGTTCCGTCAGAGTAGATGTTATCTTGGTCTTTTGTGTATCTTCCAAATACTTCTGCTTGTGCCTCTAGCAACTCAAATTCATTCAAACTATCTGGATATCCAAGTCCACGAATCCACTTCTGGATTTCCATGTAGTTTCCAAGATCTTCATCAACCAAGAATCTAAGATTTAAATCACCGAACTCGATCTTATCTCCTGGAACAGGAATATCTTTCAAGTATGTTGCTTGCGTAGCTACACCAAGTGTCATATCAGGTATATTTGCCTGATTACAAAAGAATGCAACTTGAGGAGATCTACGCAGAGCAAATCTAAATCCGTTAGGACTTAAAAAATTTCTATTTTCAATTTGACGAGAAGATCTTATCTCATCATACTTTTGCGTTGCCATCTGTTATCACTCACTTACGACAGTGGCACCAGTCCATCCGCCGTTCTTTCCATCACTATTTGTCAACAGTGCTGATGGATTGTCAGAATATTGCTTTCTATCAGCAAAATTCTCAGACCAACCACGACCGCCGGTATGATATACAGTAGTTCCTGCTTTTAATACGCTTGGTTTTTTGATGTGAAATGCCATTTCTTGAAAGGACAATATTGACTATTTATGGGCATAAAAAAAGGACCCCGAAGGGTCCTTGATTAACTCTTGTGAGTATGAATCACATGAGGTTCTTAACAGTAACTCTTCTGTAGTAGCGGTTGCTGTTAACAGTGAGTGCGCCTGCGCCGACACCGGTGCCTTCAGCGAATGGGTTAGCGACCATGCCGTAGCGGGTCTTAAAGCCAATCTTGGGCTGGAAGGTGTTCTCTCCAACGGCACGAACCATCTGGAGGGGAACATATGGGCAATAGAACAGACCTGCGTC